AAACTCGGATATAATATCCGGGCAGAAGTTGGCGCCAGCTAGATTTTAAGAACTGACATTGAGACAGTGGTTTTGCTTCCACTATCTCACTGGACTTCGTGGCAGAAGTCACAGTGTAACCTAGTCTCTCATACTCTCGTTGTATTGTTTTACCATTAAAGAGATGCAAGATGTCATCATGAATAGTAAGTAAGATGTCATCACCATATAAAATGGCAGACACCATGCGCAAAAACATCTCAAAAGAGTCCCATATAGTCTTTGCGACAAGCATCAGGTAAATACATACTATTAAGAGTATATGAGCCAGAGTATTAACTTCCGCCGTTCCGGGGAAGCCAGATATAATACCACGGCTCTTCTGGTAGATAATATTTAGAAATTGAATGAAACAATTCATAACATCAAAGAAAATAGAAGTTAAAATATAATCTACTGGTGTTCCCTTCTTTACGTTCATTATTGCTTTTATTATATCTAAAACTGCATAAAATAGTTGAGCGAAAAGAAAACCATCCCAATTGGAAACATCAAAATCTACAGCATTAGGATGGCGGTTCAGGTGATGATAAAGAGCAGACCATTCTGGACCCTCAGGATTAATTCCGGGTCCAAACATTGAAGTACCGTCAGCTGCACGGTGCATAGCACTCCAGAAACGCATTGTATAGCGTCTCCATGCAAGAATGTAGTAAACATTCATGCACGTTACTGATCTAGTCTTTGGTGGTGTGGTTTCATCACCCAAAACCTTATTTATGGGGCGAAGTTCGTCTTTTGGAAAATCATAGGCGCGCGTATATGGAACTTCACCCTTTGAAAGGGAATCTTCAAACTTGTAATACCCTTGAAGAAACTCAGGATCTATATGGTCCACTTCACCAAATTCATCAATCTCCATATAGTCCTTCTTACCTTTACGTTCGCGCTTATCAAATATGAACGGGATACCAGGCGATGACTTGAGATTCATGGGATTACTTCCATCCTCTCGAGTGCCCGTAATTGCTTCTTCTATTGTCAGTGCAGCAAAATTCTTGGTGTCAAGACGCCCCTTATAATATTTGATTATATAATCCTTAGCCCGGTTGATTATATTGTGCGGGATAGGATTTACTTTGCCTCTATAATATTTTCCCAGAGAATGTTCCAACGGATGACGGGAATCCCGAGGCAAACGGGGATCCCTATCAGACATGACCGCTGGAATACGTTTCGTGGTAATTCCTGCAGCTGTCAAGTGATTTGAAATGAATGATGGTTTAATTTTATTCATTCCTACATCTCCAACAACATGCTCATCTTCACAAGCAAGCATGAATTCCGGTACTGAGGCAAATGCATGTGTTGGATAACATTCACCATACTCTGGCTCAGCAATACGCCG